GAGTAATCCCTTTCAATAATCATCTCTAAATAGTGTATAGCTTTTCTCACGTCCTCTTCCTTTCCCTTCGATTGATGTCTACAGATATATTTTATAGCGTTGCCTTCTGCAAATAGCAACTTGTTTTCGTTAATAAACTCTGCAGGTTGAATTTTCATGGAACGGTAGTGTTTCCCACCGATTTGCTTATCTAAAGAATCATATTCTGCTTTCTTAAATATTTCTTTATTTGTCATTTTTTTTCTCCTCGTAATCTTTATATTCTTTTATTAATTTTTCAGATGGATGCCAAACATCAACAGCTGTATGACAATTTGGACAAGATAAATTACTTACAATATCATAGTCCTCATTATCTTCAGTGTCGTGATCTCCACCCCAAATTAATTCTTTGTTACAGTGCCAACAGTTCATTTTTTTCCTCCTTCAATAACTTGAAGTTCAAGAGGAGGTCTCCAACCATCTAATACATCTTGAACATAGGCTTTATAAGATAAAAATTCTCCTTCTGTCATTCTTGATTTTGATTCAGTAATTATATCCATGGTCAATAAACAAGGAATTTGAGTTTTGTCTACTGCAAATAAAGAAAAGTATTTTTCCATTATTTTTACTTGTGCCTCATATTTATCTAGAAAAAAATTACGACAATCCATAAATGCATTTTGTATTATTTCTCTTTCCTCTTTAGTATTTTTTTTATGTTGTTTTGGTATTTTCATAATATATAAGCCCGATCAAAGTTTTTTGGATCCAAAACATGCAATTCACGCTTCGCTCTCGTCGCTCCAGTATAAAATAATCTATGTAATTCATCTGGGTCGTGACTAAACGTTTCTAGTGCTGCATTAGTTAAGTCCTGCATAAGCAAAACTTTATCGGCTTCTCCTCCTTTCGCTCCGTGTATAGTTGACATTGTTATACGAGGATTTTTATTTATTTGCTCTCCATTCGCCCTCATATTACGAATATAGTTTTCAGTCATAGGATCTAATCCTTCAAATGCTTCGTACCAAACATTGTCAGTTATTAATCCATGTTGTTCTTTACATTCTTTTATTGTGTACTTGGAATCTGCATGAAACAATTTACCTTTTCTAAAACCATCTAATACATTTGATCCTAGGTATTCGTATATGTTTTTTATTTCTAATGTGTTGAGCATGCCACCTTTACGCCATGCTTCCCAGTTATTAAGTGCTAGTAATAGTTTAAGTGGTATAGAGTTCATACCTTTGTATTGATAATACCACCCACGAATCTGGCACAACTCTTTAACATCATCTAAAAAATAATTTGCTGATGATAATACCAACCAATTACCCTCTGACATATCTACTTGTGTGACGTCTGAATATCTTTTTAGTATACCTTCAGCTGCTCTAGGTTTGTATGATTTGTCAAATCTATTTTGTACTTTACTTATAATATTTTGTGATAGCTCATGTATAGGACCACCTGGTATTCTATAAGATTGATCAAGAGTCTTGATGTCATCTACTTCTTCTTTAAGTGCTATGAAGTGATCTACATCTGCACCAGCCCACTTGAATATAGCCTGATCATCATCACCTGCTATGTATGTTTTCTCTGCTCTAGACCAGATTTTTCTTACCATGTCCCATTGTAAAAGAGACAAGTCTTGCGCTTCATCTATAAATAAAACTTCAAACTTATTTATAGAATCTTTTAAAATAAAATCCTCAAGTAAATCCGTAAAGTCTCTCAAACCTTTTTCTTTTTTAAATTTATTTAACTCTTCAGCTAATAGATACAATGTATTTCGCTCTATGTCTAACATGTTTTGTCTAGAGTCATAATACTCAAGTAAATCCATACGTTTTACACGTGCTGTATTTATAATTGTAAGATACTCATTGTCTGAATTAAATGTACCATCTTCGCTAGAATACTTTGCAGTCTTAATAGGTATGCCACATTTTTGTCCAAATTCTTTATAGTCTTCTGTCTTCATCATTTTTTCTTTGGTCATACCCAATTGATTAAATGCGTATGAATGTAAAGTTCTAAAAAATGGTAGATCGTTTTCTTTATCTAAACCAAATTTATCTGCAGCTCTGTCTGCTGCTTCTGTTGCTGCCTTTTTTGTAAATGAAAAGTAACCTATCTGTTTAGGTCTTATCCCATTTTGTATAAAGTCGTCGACTAATTTTAACAACGTTGTTGTTTTTCCGGTCCCTGGTGGACCTAGTATTATTGTCTTCATACTTTTTCAGTTTCCTTTCTGCTATCTTCAGCTGTACTTGTGTAAGTTCTAACTCTTCTGTTAGTTCTTGTATTATTAATCTAAATCTTAAATGCCAATTCTTACCTATATCTTTTGAAAATTTCATTAAAATACTTCTTCCTGATATTTGACTGGTGATACACTTGCATCAATTTTTTTCATTGTTTTAATTTTAATTACTCTTGGTTGTTGAGTCTTTACTCTTAATCTTGTTTCTTCTACAAAAATATCTTCTAGTCTTTTAATTAAGTTACCTGTTTTAATTTTATCCATGTCCCAGTTATTCTTTTTTAAGAATGCATAAAAGTCTTCCATTCTAAAATATGTAAAGCCATCTTCTGTGTATGGTAGTTTATTAAAGATATCGTCTTTAGTTCTTGCTGATTGTCTATTGGTTGTCCAATCTTGCAAGAGTCCTGTTAGTTCATTAATAGGATCTAAAGATTCCAATGGTTCTACTTCTTGTAAGTTAGACATCATTGGTTTTAAAAAATGTTGTTTCCAATCTTTTGGTTTTGGTACAGGTACAATTTTATTTGCTTGATCTAAACATGCTAGTGCAAACATACCTGGATTATAAAGTTGTTCTGATTTTAATTCTATTCTAGTTTTATCTACATTTAAAAACCATTGCGGAGGATTAGAAGTATACTTTGTTAAACTTCCAAGGACTGGCATTTCTTCTTCACCAAATCCAACACCAAATCTTTTTGTTCTACATAACCCTGATTGACATACAGAATTAATTGGAGCATCCTTGCATCTATATTTGTCATAACCTTTTCTATTAACAGATTTAATTAACTGTTGTACTTCGTTATTACTCAAAGGTGGGTCCATATACTTTAAGTTTGCTTCTACTATTTTATCTTCCCATGTATCTGGTTCTGATTGTTTATAAAATACTGCTATGTTAAACAAAGCATTATTTCTGGACCCTTGTCCAAATCCTGTTGCTGCTAGTTTATTTAAACATGGCGGTCCCAAGGGGAAGGCCTCTGTTCGTTTCTTTTCTGCAACTCGAATTCCTTCAACATCTCCTCTGGTGCAACTAAACTTATCATACGCAGTATAAAACTGCTCAAGTGTAAGAGCATTACCGTTATCATCAATCGCATATCGTAGTCCTTTCGTATCATTGTAGTAGGGTAAATTTAAAAAGTTACCTGTGTCCCCACGTTCCACAAGTATCTCTGTTTGTTTTGGAAATATTTCTGATCCTTCATACCCAAGTATGATAGACATTTCTTTTAATTTTGATTGCATCAAAGATGCAGGAATGTTTTCTTTTGTAAATAAAAATACGTGAGCTCCGCCTGATTTACTACGGCAGACTATGAGAGGTAGTTTAAGATCCCGAATACTTTTAATGAAGCTAGTATGATCAAAGTTATATTCGTCAATATCAATACACCCCCACCTACAATCATTGTTTTCCGTAATAGGGATGATGCCCAAGGCTGGGCCTTTTCCTTCGAGGTGATTTGTCCAGAGTTCATCGGTGACGTCTTGACGAACAATAAAAGCTTTGCCTTGTTGCTTTCCGTTGCTGCCTCGCTCACCGGGTTGATATTGTCCATAAGCGATTTCTAATCCTGAAAATATTGTTTTAAATTTATGCATTATCATTTTTTCTTTCTTTGTAAAGGGCGAAGTTGCCTTCGCCCCATATTTCCTCTAGTACGGAGTACTATCAGAAGATGTCTCTTCCACATCTGCTTTTGTTTGCACGCTTCCTTTAGATACATTACCGGCAAAATCCTTTGCATTTAAATACAAAGTCTTGTCGTTCTGTCCCATAATTCTGTCTTGCGTAACCACCCATCCATACCAAGAACCTTTATCGTTCTTTTGTAGCGTAGATGCTAGGTTATACACAACTCCATGCATAGGTGGGATAGCAAATCCACCTTTTCCATCAGGTATTTGTATGGTTTTCATCATAGAATTCCATTTTTTACTGACATTTAATTGAGTTGATTTCATTGTAATCAAAGCAGGAGTATAACCACCTGTTTTTGTCTCAATCATTACATAGTAAGATGCTGTCTCTTCAAGATAATTACCATTTGGTAATCTAATCTTTGAGCCATCTCTCTTACCTGTTGCAATTACCGGGCTGTTCGGTAGGTGAACTGCGACTGGAGCACCTGGTCCGTCCCCTCTATCCGACCACTCTGGGTAATCTTTTTTGTAGTAACAAGGAATTACCTTGATACCTTTTTTACCATCGTATAGTTCGCTGGTAACAGTATTATAGATCATGCCAGGTTTGGCACCTTCTATATACTTTGCATCACCATCAGTTACCTGTGGTGAAAGCTGTCCCAAGATTCTGACAAACGGTAACGCCATATCTTCTTGCGTCATGTTTTCAAAACCTTTAGCTGCATCCTCACCAAACAAGGCAAGTGATCCAGTATCTTTTTTCATTACTTCATTACTCATTATTGTTTCTCCATTATTTCCGGGTTATTTTAGTTTTATCTTTAATCCATGTATTAAAGATATCAGAAGGCATGTCGAGCCCGGACTCAACACGCTCCTGAAATAGAGCTGTCAATGTATTCCAAGCCGCATCAGATTTCTGTTGCGGATCAAATCCATTTTCAGCTGCAAGGTTCAACAACTGTTTCGCCTTGTCATCTTCTCCCTTTCCAAATGTTACAAAGATATTGTTTTTAATAATATCTCCTAACCCCTGGTCACGAAGCCATTTATAGGCTTGCTCTCTCTTCGTTTCATCTTTTGGAAGAGTGCACCTAAATTCTTTTTTAACAGATACATTAGAACCATCAGATAATTTAATTGCTGACAATCCCTGCTCTGCTAATAATTCTGGTATAATACGAGAACTGATCTCGTCTATTTCTTCTTTTTTATTTTTGACTTGTTCTTCTAAATTTACAAGTTCATCTTCTTTTTGTTTTAACCTTACACATTCTTGTGCAATAGTTGTTACCTCTACATTGTCTAAAAGATCTTTAGAATCTTTTAACATTTCATCTTGTATATTAAAGGACCCACTACCTGTGAATACTTTTACTTTTTCGTCACTCATTATATTATCCTTTCTGATAGAGATCGAAATTTATTGGATAGTATTTAGCCTCTCGTCGATCCCATTTCAAGAGATTAAATTTACCACTTGTATAATCACTTACAATCGCACAAGAAATACCTATTACTGCAGGATCTCCTGTTAAAAGAACATAATCTTGTTGTCTTACATCTTTTAAATTCTTTTGCATTTTAAATACAAATGGACTTGATGAGAATATTATCTGTGAATCTGGACCAAAGTTAGGCAAACATATTACAAGATAACCGAAATCAGAAGCACCTAAAATATTTATATTTGCAGGTGGATGTTGTAATACATAAACAAAATTTTCTTTAGGATTCTCTTGTTTAAAAGATAAAAAATCCGCTAAAGATTTTGGCTTGTACAATTCAAAAATTTTATTCTTCATTCTATAATTCTCTTGACAGTTTATATAATAGTATTTATATAATTGTCAACTAGAAAGAAGAAAAAAATGATTAATTATAAATTTAAGACTAAACCTTACGACCATCAGTTGAAGGCATTAGATAAGTCGTGGGATAAAAAACAATATGGCTATTTTATGGAGATGGGTACAGGCAAATCTAAAGTGCTTGTTGATAATATGGCTATGCTATACGATAAAGGTAAAATAAATGGGGCGTTAATTATAGCACCTAAAGGTGTTTATAACAATTGGTTTGCTCAAGAAATACCAATACATTTATCTAGTCACATAAAACCAAAAATGGTACTCTGGACTGCTTCAACATCAAAAGCAAAGGATAAAGAGTATCAATCATTATTCGAAACTGGCTATGACCTTCACATCCTAATTATGAATGTTGAGGCTTTGAGCACAGACAAAGGTAGATTGTTTGCTGGTAAATTTTTACGTGCACACAGAGCTTTGATGGCTATTGATGAATCTACTACTATCAAAACTCCTACAGCTAAAAGAACTAAAGCTATTGTAGCTCTAGGTAAAGAGGCTTACTACAAAAGAATACTTACAGGTTCTCCTGTAACTAAATCTCCATTAGATTTATTTAGTCAATGTGCTTTTTTAGATGAAGAATTATTAGAATCAGGTTCTTATTACTCTTTTAAAAATAGATACGCTGTTATGAAGACTCATAATTTTGGTGGTCGTAGAGTACAATTAGTACATAGTTATCAAAGATTAGATGAACTAGCTGACATATTAAAAGGTTTTTCTTACAGAGTATTAAAAGAAGATTGCCTAGATTTACCAGATAAAGTGTATATCAAAAGAGAAGTAGAGTTAAGTAAAGAACAAAAAGAAGCTTACTCTACTATGAAATCCGCGGCCCTCGCTTCTTTAAAAGGCAAGATGGCTACGGCTCCACACGTTTTAACGCAAATGATGCGTTTACATCAAATAACTTGTGGACATTTAAAAAATGATGATGGCACAACTACTGATCTTAAAAATGGTAGAATAGATGAATTGATAGATTTACTTGATGAAGTAGAAGGCAAAGTTATTATTTGGGCTAACTACGTTTACGACATAGAAGGTTTAGTAAAAGCTATTAGTAAAGAGTATGGAGAAGAAACTGTTGTACAATATTATGGTAAAACTTCATCTGATGATAGAGCAAAAGCTATTAAATCTTTTCAAGACCCTAAATCAAAAGTAAAATATTTTATAGGTAATCCACAAACAGCAGGTTATGGTATTACATTAACTGAAGCAGGTACCGTTGTGTATTTTTCTAATGGATATGATTTAGAAAAAAGGCTACAGTCAGAAGACAGAGCACACAGAATAGGTCAAAAGAAGTCGGTAACATACGTCGACTTTATAGCACCAAAAACTGTAGATGAAAAGATTGTAAAAGCGTTAAGAAATAAAATAGATATCGCTAGTCAAGTTATGGGAGAGGAATTAAAAGAATGGATCTAATAATTATGAATGATAATTTATATCAACTGATACCTGTCACAAAAGAAATTATGGAAGGTATAGTTATAACTGCTGAAATAGATTGTTTTGCCTTGTGTGATATTTTAAGACTTAAGCTATCTGGTTATGTTGATAGTTTAAACTTACATATTATGAATGATGGCTCTGGTAGCTTTATGGGTTGTATGTGTAGATAGGATTTTCTAGGACAAAAGTATTTTTTGTTAAAAATTATAAATCAACTAATCCCGTTTCGCGATTCAAAAACTTGTATTCTATTTTTGTAGTAGCAAAGTCTTCTTTTATTTTATTACAGATTTTCTCTACATCAAACTCACCACAACTATAAACATCAAACTGCATTAGTGCAGGGTTTGGTTCATCCCAAATATGCATTGTAATGTGTGAAGTCTCAATGATTGCAACACCTGTGATACCTCTGTTGCCAGGCATTTTACAATACTTAACATATGGTCCCATAAATATTTTCATATCTATAGAATCAACAAATTCTTTCATCCACTCTGTAAGTTGTTCTTCATCCATTGGTGGACGAGATGCTTCTGCTCGGATGATTAAATGTTTATGTACTAATAAACTATTTTTCATCCTGGCTCTTTACACTAATTCTTTAGCACTTCCAAGTATAGGTTTGTATTTTGTTTTACCCTCTGATCTGTATGCATGTAAAAAACTAGCTCTTGGTTGATCCGGTATCCAGCTACAGTGGATCCAGCCCGAGTTGGGTTCGCCAGGAGTGTAGTATTCGAGGATCAATTGATCTGGTGTAAGGTTATTTTTAATCCAATCAAAAAGTTCAGCATTATCTACGCCAATACATTCGAAGTCTGCGGCTTCAGCTTTGGCATGCTGTGAATTTGCAGAGCTACCGATCGCCATACATAAATCCACGCTCCGGTATCCGCTAGTCACCTTAACTCTGCCAAAGTGATCACGCACCGGCTGTAAAATATTTTCACATAAACCTTTTAATTTTTCTATTTGATCTGCGTTAGGGTTATTATCTATACCTTTACGTACAGCTGTATCTGATTTGATTAATTCTTGAAGACTAAAATTACGCGAAAGCTGCATTAGTTTATCAGCCTCTCTATTGCGAAGAGTGCAGCAGTTCCCGCAGCTGCCAAGAGAACCCAATAGACCTTGTCTATCTTACCGCCCAATTTCTCGACGTCTTCGTGTACATGTTTTAAATTTTTCTTAAGACCTGAAATGTGTCCGTATAAAGATAAAATGTGCTCTCTTGTTGTTTTAGGTTCTATTGCCATTAGGCTAATCCCTTTTGTTTTAATCTTATTGCTTGTTCTCCTGGGGATAATAAAGCAGTTTCTGTTGATGTCAATCCTGTTGCTTGGTTGACTGGAGCCTGTGCTGTTGTAATATTAACAGGTGCTGGCTGCGGCGGTAGTGGTGGTACCGGTAATTTAGCTAGATTTTTGTTTTGTGGTATTTCAATTGATGTTAATCCTTCAGTAAATCTAGGTACATCTGTTGAGATTTTATCAAACATAAATTCATCATCTAGTTTTTGTCTTTTTAATTTTCTTATAACTCTTTTTAAATCTGTTTTAGGATAGAAAGATTTTTTGTTTATTATTCTATTAGATCCTCTGTCTTTTTCTATTTTCTTTAACTCTTTTATTTTGTTTTCAAATCTATCTGAAGAAAAATTAATAGGATCAAATTTACCACTTAATATTCTTCTTATATCCCCTCTTGATATACTTCTTTCTTTCATTTCTTTTTTAATTTGATATTTACTTACACCAAATTTTTTAGCAGCTTCTAAAGCTCTATATATTCTTTGTTGTTCTCTAAATATATTTCTTTGTATTCTAATAAAATCTTCTACAACTGCATCACCATACATATCAAGATCATACAAGTCACTTGCTTGAAAAGCTTTTGTTCTAATTTTAGTGTAGTCACTAATTAAAAAATCAATGTTTCTATTTATGTCTACATCATATGGTTTAACACCTGTAAACAAACCTGTTAGTACATCTTGTTCATCATATACTCTACCTTTGTAAGGTACACCAGTTATTGAAGAATACAATTGTCTCATTGTAGTTATTGCACCAGGTTCCAATGCTTTTACTAAATATTGAAATCTTTTATTATTTTTTGTTTCTTCACTATCTAATTCACTAAATATTCTTTTACCATTTTTAGTATAACCTCTTCGTATATCACGCAAAGCTTCTAGACCAATAGGTGTTGAGATAAATGGATCTAATAATTCTCTCATTGGACCATCTTCACCGTATAATAAATCAGCTATAAAATTATTAGTGTTTTGTTTTGTAAGTTTTTTATTTTGAATAGCATTGTTTAACGCTACCCATGGTCTTCTTACATAATCGTAAGGAAGAATAGTAGATAAATCTACCATTTTAAATTTACCTTTAACGGCTTTAGTTATAGCAATCAGTTGTGAATTTCTTTGATATCCTGGTGCTAAATATCTTTTGTAATCATCCATAACGTCTTGTGTTATTCCTGTAAGTGCGCCATATGTTTTCATAATAGCTAAACCTTTTGCACCTTGTGTAGTAAACATTCCAATCAAACCTCTATATCCCATTTCTCTTAAAATAGGATCACCAGATAAAATTTCTTTAGTAGATATATTCATTACATTAAACGTACCTCTTAAAGTTTCTGCAGGAAAAGCTACAAAGTTACCAAGAGGTAAGTTTCTAACACCTTTGATTAGTGCTGGCACTTTACTGTATGTAGGCATAGTATTTCTAACATAATATGCAGAAGCTTCTTTGATAGCTTGGTCTAAAGTTTTTTTAGTACCATCATTATTTAACATATCTAATTCTCTACCAGCTACATCTCTAAACCATTTAACCATTCGGCTCATGTCTTTTTTAGCATAGTCTTTTAGAAAAGATTGATACCAATTATATCCGAACCATTTCCAAACGTGGTCACCACCTGCGTACAGTTTACCCATAAGCTCCACGATCCGCGCATCACCGGCCGCTTTTACCATACTATCAAACGATGTAATTTTTTTACCGGCTTGGGTTGCTTTTAATAAATCTCTTAATTCAGTTACAACTATGTTTTCATCTAGCGCACCGTATTTAATTCCTTCTTCTATATTTTCTAATAATTTCTGTTCGGCTTTACCTGATAAGGTTCCTGCATTAAATATATCATCTACCTGCATTTTAACTGCATTAGTTACAGAAGCTCGACCACCAATTAATCCTCTCATCAATGCAAAGTCAGCTGCTGTAATAAAGTTTCTAGACCCTGTTGCTGGTGAACCTACAGTTTTACCCCATTGTACCCCAGCTTTAAATTGAAGAAACGTAGCATAGCCAGGTATTTCTGCTAAAATATCTAGTGGTCCTCTGTTAGTTGTAAGTATTCTTGCTGTTTCAGCATCTGTAAACAAATCACTTAACGTACTTTTTAAACCATTTAATCCTTCTATTCTACCAATCTGTACAGCTCTAGTTCCTTTTGCTGCTTGTGCTGCAGCTTTAGTTGTAAATACTTGTCCTTCTTTTAACATAACTCTAGCTAAAGAATCATACATTTGTTTATTAGACACAGCTGTCATCATATTAGATGTAGTATACAAAACATTATTTCTTAAATTTCTTTCTTGTCCTAATAATTTTGTAATGACTGCGGGTAAATCTTCACCTTCTTTTAAAAAATTTTCTAAATTTAATTTTTCTCCTACTTGTCGTAATACTTGCATAGGATTTCTATTATCTACTTTACCCATTTGTAAAATTTGTTTTATGAGTATGCTAGAATAATCTTTAATGGCTTCGGATTTACTTACACCTTTACCTGCTGCAAGAACTGCTTCATCAATTAAATTTCTATCTTTTTTAATAACTTTTTCTGCAAACTTAACTGCGTTTTTAAATATAGGATCACTTGGAGGCATTGCGTAATTAGGATTATTTAAAAAAGAAAAAGATTTTTTAATATAACTTCTAGTTCCACTTTGTAATGCTTTAGCAAAAGTATTATCATCAGGTATAAATTTATTATAAGTTTTAGCTACACTATCGATTTCATTACTTAAAAGTTTAGTAGTACTTTGTAGTATCGGTGGTAAGCTTGATAGTTTTCTTTTCTTTTCTAATACTTCTAATACTTCATCTATATATTGATCCATCAAAGCTGGTGAAGTTTTGTTACTATTGTATGTAGTTTCAAAACCTTTAGCTAAACTATAAGATTTATTCTCTATACTTTTTAATAAGTCTTGAATTTTTTTAGCAGAGGCTCTAATATTTCTACTTGCAGAACCTTTAATAAATGCTCCTGCTTCAGTATTTTTACCTGCTGATCTAATTATAGAAAGAGCATTATCTATTCTTTTAAGACCTGATTTAATAGGATCAACATTATCAACAGTAAATCTTTTCCATTGACTGTAGTCAGGAAGTTGTTGAGTCCATTGTTTTGTTCTACCCATACCAGTTAAAACAAGTCTAGTTCCAAGCTGATTAAAAATAACATCTGCGTTAGCTCTAAAACCTTTTGCAATAGATGGTAATACTACTGGGTCCAATGCTGCAATTTTTGTAACTGCTGTTACTAAAGGATTAACTACTCTACCTGCTAAATCATAAGTTACACCAACACCATATCCAATACCTCTAACTCCTAAACCAAGTGCACTTCCTATTAAAGGAAATAGTCCACCAACTAATGCACCTTCTTTTCCAAACTTAACTTTGTTTGCAAATCTAGCAGCAGCAAGTTCTTTACCTGTCTTACCTTCTTCATTAGTTCTTTCAAAAAATATAGGATCTAATCTTTCTCTACCAGAAAATACAAAATCTGTAGCTGCTAAAGATAAAGCTCCTGTTCCTGATTTTTGTGCAAGGTTTGCACCTTTTTGTATAAATCTATTTTTATTAACAAGATTAGCATTACGCATACCAAAAGTTCTGCCAACAAAAGGTTTAAGTTTTCCTATGTTACCTATTATTTTACTTATTATACCAAGAGGCAAAGTAAATTGTGTACCAAGTTGTGTAATTTGACCAGCCAAAGTTTCTGGTTCACCTGTGTAATCTAAAAATTCATCTGTTAAGTCGTCTAGTTTTTTAGTAAAATTAGTGTCAAAAGTATAATCAATACCTGTTGTTAATAATTCTCCAACAGCTTTAACAGCTAAAGGTAAACCAGTTACAGCGCCTGATATAACATCACCAGCTGCATCTATTTCTGTTTTTGTATCTCTTTGTATAAAAGTTTTAGGATCAAAATATTTTTTAAAACCTTTTTGTTTAGGATCAACTTTACTTTCAAACAATAATCTTTCTTGATCGGTTACTTCATCAAGTTTACCGTCTGCTATTTTTTTATTATATATAGCTTTTTGAACTAAAAGATTTTTACCTAGTGAAGGATCTAAAAGTAATAGAGAAAAAGGATTGATAACTTTAGTTTTAGGTTGTGATCTAGGTTCGTTTAGATTACCTTTTGTATTAAAAAACTTAACTGCATCTAAAACTTCATTCTCTGTAAGTTCTGAATCAGACTTTTTATATTTGTACGGTAGATTGTCGGCCATTACGCCCCCGATTGTTGTGGCAGGAATAATTGTACGTTATATTTTATATTAAATTCGTTAACGTCAGCTTGTGTTTGTATTTCTGCAAAGTCTGCTAACGCTTCATAACTTTGAGAAAGTAAATATACTACATCATCTGTAACTTCTGGAGGTAATCTATCTCTTAATTGATCATATGATATATTAATTTCATTTGTTTGTGCCGGTACAGTTTCTGTTTCTTGTACGTTAACATCTGTCATACCTGTTGGAGTTTTTGTCATCATATTTACATCTGCCGTTTCTGTTATGCCACCATTTGCTTTACCAACTCTACCACCATCTTTAAGACCAGACAACCCTTGATCAAAACCTTTAACTAATCCTAATAAGTATTTAACTGTTGCAGCTTGTATTTCTTCTAATGTAGCTTCTTCGCCTAACGCTTCTATTACTACGTCCTGTGCAGCTTCAATAGTTTGTGGAGTTAATATTCTAAATTTAGATGCTTTGTTACCACCTTGAGCTACATCTAATCTAGAAAAGTCTCTTTCTTTTTTAAGATTTTCTATTTTAATAGTGTCTGCTTTAATACCTTTTTTATTTTCTTCTTCAATTAAACCATTGTAGTATGCATCAATAGTGTTTAACTGAATCTCTGTAGCTGTTTTTTTATTAGCTTTTGCCATTCCTACAGTATACTCTACGTCTGCACCTGTTAGTGTGCCAACTAAATCTGTTCTTTTATCTAATAACTCTTGATAATCTTCTTCTGCTTTTTGTTCTCTTGTATCTATCGACGTTCCAAGGTCCACTCCTAATTTAGAAAGAGGTCCTGATGCTGATGCTAATGCACCTCTGAAACCTGGTCCTTCTGATGGAGCTCCAAGTATATCTAAACCTGCACTAGCGATTCTTAAATAATCACCAGTTGATAAACCTTTAGGTTCTCTTCTTTCAGGCATAGGAATAGTTTCATCATATTGTTTGTAGATATCTAAAATACCACCTTCGTTCATTGGAACACGACCACCTGGTATAGGTCCACCTCTACCACGGCTATCAACCTGGCCACCTCTAAACATCGGTCTTCTTAAAATTCTACTCATTAACTAAATAATCCTTTTACTGCTCCACCTAATCCAGCAGCACCAATACCTAGTCCTAGTAATTGTTGTGTTGTGCTTGGCGGAGGTGTTGATTGAACTTGTGTTGCAGCTGGGAATCCACCAATAACAGATGCTAATTGTGGTCCAATTAATCCTAGTCTTGTGTAGTCTCCAAACGCTGCTTCTCTAGCTTGCTCTTGGTCCGCTGCTAATCTTGCTTGATCTAATTGTCTTTGTTGTGCACCTAGTTGAGATTGGTATGTACCTAATCCTTGTTGAGCTGCTAAATCTCCAGCTCTGGCTGCTTGTGCTTGTTGAAATCCTTGTTGTCTTAATTGTGATTCTAATTGTGCTCTAGCTATTGCACCTGTCGCTTCAAACTCACCCATAGCTGCAGCTTCTCTACCACCACCAAAAGCTCCTGATCTTACAGCTGAATCTCTTAATGACATTAAACCTTTGTCTTGTTCTCTTTGTAATGATGCTAGTGATGCATCAATAACTTCTTGTTGATATGGTGACATGTAAGATGCAATTGAACCTTGTTGTTGTGCTGTTCCTGCACCTGTACCAGTTAGTTGTCCAAGATTAGCTGCTGCTGTTGCTGCTGCTGATTCTAATCCTGATTGACCGGCTACAAATTGTCTACCTGTATAAGTAGATGTGGGTAATGCTTGATTTAATAATCTTAAACCTTCGTTAGTAACGCCTAGACCGGCTGACTCTACAAAAGGTTCCCTTAACTGTCTTGTTATTGTTTCAGCCATTAACTTTGTGCCTCCAGTTTTTTCATAGTATCATACATAAGGTCTGCACCTTTTTGCACACTACCACCACCAGCTGCTCTTACTGCATCTGCTGTCATTACAAACTCATTTTTAGAAAGTCTTGCAGGTACATCATCTGCTCTTTCTTTTTTACCCATAGGTACAAATCCGCCGCCTCTTAAATCTAATTCTCTACCACCCATGTCCATTAAACCACCTTCAGCTTTTTTATTTCTTGTACCTTTTTTCTTCATGTCTTTAATAAGTTGTTTGATACCTGGATAGTCTTTAGCTTTACCTTTGTATAAAACTCCTTCAGGCATAATCTTAATTACCTTACCACCTTTTTTAACACCTAATCTAGCTGCACCAAATTCGCTTCTAAAATAATCTCTAGGTGACATAGGTGTGATACCTTGTTCTTCCATTTGATATTTGTAGTTTCTATAATCATCAATCAAACCTGGTTTTAAAGCTTGCTGTGATGCTAAATCTTTAAGAGCTTCAAACTCATCTTCTGTTAATTCAAATACTGGTTTACCAAACATATCTAATGATAATGAATTTAATTCATCCATAGCGTTCGGACTAGATACTTGTTCTCCAATCTCTACACCTTCTTCTTTCATCAGATAATCTGGTGTAATAATTTCTTCTTCTGTTTCCATAACTTCGTCTACATCTCCACCCATCGCAAATCCTGGTATTATTCTCATAGGTTCAGGCCTCCTTCCGCCTAATGGTTGTCCAAATGCTTTTTCTAATCCACTTATACCTGCTTGTAAATTTTCACTAAATTCACTAGCATCAAATCCTTCATCTTCTAAATCTTTTTTGTCTCTAGCATTTTCTGCTATTTCTTCTATAGTAGTCATACTTTTATCACCACCTTCTTCATCTAAATATGTTTTTTTTCCAGTTCTTTTTTTACTTTTCATACTAGCTAATATAACATCATCCATATCAACTAATTCTCCATTAGCATATTTAACTCTACCACCGTCCGCGTACCCGTATTTGTCTAGCATAACATTTACTTCGTCTTCATCATAACCAGCACCACTAAAGATATTAAAGATTGCACTTCTTCTAGAAGCTTTATCTTTTATGCCTTTAGATAATAAATCTGCATTGTATTGTGCTAATGCTTTTTCGTTTAACTCTGCTTGTTTCATTCCAAAATCTACAGCTGATTGTGCACCTACAGTTTTTAAAGTTCCTATACCTTCAATATAATCTTTTGCTTTTTGTGCACCACTACCTATTTTTTCAGCCATAGTTAATTTATCAGCAAAATCTACACCTGTAGTTGGACCATATTTTTGTGCGACTGATCCTAGTCCACCACTTATTGCTTGTGGGGCTGCTGCGATTGCACCTGTTCTTAAAATATCTTTTATATCTGCTTCGTCATCAGTAAGACCTTTTGTAGCTGCTGCTCTTAAAAAAGAGCCCATTGCACCTTTAGCACCTAAAGCTCCAAGTCCCATTCCTGCGCCTGGAAAAGCTGCAGCTATAAATGGTAAAGCCGGCCTAATCTCTTTAGGTATAATCTTTTTGATTCTACGTCTTATTCCAGAAAAAAATCCCATAGTTCCTTATATTATATTGTTGAAATGCAAGAA